TGAACAAATTGATGTTCACCATAATGGATTTGGATTCTCAATTGGTGGTATTTCAACAAGAAACTTAGTATTGAATTCTGATTTTCATCATAATTACGATCCTATTACAGCGATTACAACTAATGTTCCTTATGGAGGTTCAGATGGTTTAACCATTCGTGTAGCCGATCCAAGTTCATTAAATACAATTCGTGGATGTCGTATGTGGAACAATAGTGATGATGGGTTTGATGGATGGTACAACTCTGGAATGTTAATATTTGAAGATTGTTGGTCATTCAACAATGGTTATCGTGAAGATGGAATTACAGAAGGAGGAGATGGTAATGGATTCAAAATGGGTCCATTAGTTGCAGATCCTTGGACCGGATTCGAAACAGAACATAAACGTACAATGACTAATTGTATTGCATTCAATAATAGAATGAATGGATTTGATCAAAATGCCGCTTTATGCGTAATGTATTTTTATAATTGTGCAGCTTTTGGAAATGGCAATCATGGATTCTTAATGAATAACAATTCAACAATTAAGATGATTGCACGCAACAATATATCATACAAAAATGCAAAAGGAGCAGCTTACTTCACTTCTATTTCTACAGTTGATCATAATACATTCACATATAATAATGGAGTTAATCCAGCTTATTCTGTAACTGATGCTGATTTTGTTAGCATAAATCCAGCAGGAATGGATGGTGCTCGTCAAGCTGATGGAAGTTTACCAAACCTTAATTTCTTGAAACTAGCTCAAGGTTCAGATTTAATTGAAACTGGAATTGATGTTGGTTTACCTTATAAAGGGATTGCTCCTGATTTAGGGCCCTTTGAATCTAATTATACTGCAACTTTACCAATATTAAATACAACAACTATGACTGACGTAACGAAGAATTCGGCTGTTACTGGAGGAAATGTCACTAGTGACGGAGGTTCTCCAATTATAGCTAAGGGAGTATGTTGGAATACATCTCCGAATCCCACACTTTCTAATTTCTTCACTGATGAAGGAGCAGGAAGTGGAATTTTTACAAGTAATCTCACTGGCTTGACACCTAATACAACGTATTATGTTCGGGCGTATGCTACCAACGCTGTTGGGACCTCTTATGGAGAGGAATTATCATTTAATACACTAAAAGAATTATTCTTAGCAACTGTTACAACCAAAGCAGTTACAGATATAACACAAATATCTGCAGTTTGCGGTGGTAATGTAACTTCTGATGGAAATGCAGAGGTTACTTCTAGAGGAGTTTGCTGGAATACAACTGGAAATCCTACAACTGGTGATAACATTGTTTATAGTGGTACTGGTGTTGGAGAATTTACTAGCACATTAGCTAGCTTATCTCCAAATACTACATACTATGCCAGAGCATTTGCTATCAATAGTGTAGGTATTGCTTATGGAGAAGAAGTTATTTTCACAACACTTAAACAGATGCAATTACCTGTTGTTACCACTTCTTCTATTACAAACATCACTCAAACATCCGCACAAGGTGGAGGTAATGTAACCTTTGATGGATTTGATTTTGTTGCGGCGAAAGGAGTGGTTTGGAACACTTCACCAAGTCCTACTATTGAAGATAATAAAACCAATGATGGAACTGGAACTGGAGAATTCTCCAGTTCCTTTTCAGGTTTATCACCAAATACATATTACTATGCAAGAGCCTATGCAGAGAATTCGGTAGGAATAGCTTATGGAGATGAAAAATCATTTAAAACTGAAGAAGTTGTTAATGAAATATTAGTATATCCGAATCCAGTTCCAATATATACAGATAGATTTACCATAGAAGTCTTAATTCCTAATTTTGATTCAACACGTGTTTACATTTACGATATTATAGGAAAATTACGTTATACAGAGAAAATGAATTGTTGTATTAGAAATTTCTTTGAAGGTCACGATAGAAATCAAGCGATTATAAATAAAAACAAAGCTAAATTAACTCCTGGAGTTTATATTATAAAGGTTATTAATAAGAGAAAAGTTTATGCCACTGGTAAATTAATTATATTGTAAAAAGGAGGTCTTAAACCTCCTTTTTTTCCTTTAGCCAAGGAACCTCAAATTTGTGAATTTTGACATCGAGCTTTCTTACATCCACATTATTTTCTGGAACATTAAATAGCATTATAGCGGTTTCTCCTTCTTTCCAATTTTCCCATCTTTCAACAGCTTTATTAATTAATTCTTTTGGAAAGTGATTCTTTGCACTCCAATTAACTAATTTCTTTCTAATATCTCTTCGAATCCAAGCTGCGTGACCCATTCTAATAACCTCATCAGGAAATACATATGTTCCTAAATTTGATGGGTTTAAAATCCTTCTAGTAGGATCTGTAGGTCCTGGGGCTGGTCCATTATACGTATATTTAAAGAATGTAGAATGAATCCCTGGAACAAATGGTCTAAATGGATAAACTAAATAATGTTCAAAATCTTTATAATAGTTTACATAACTCCAATATGTAATACCCCATCCTATTTCGTTTATTTGTTTTTTTGCTTCTCTAAATTGATCTTTATCATAAAATTCGTCAGCATCAATATTTAAAACATGTGAGCATCCTCGTTGTGCGGCCAATTCAATTCCTTGATTTCTTTTTTCGCATTCTTGTTCTCGAGAATATTTGTTGAAATTTGGTTTAAATTCAATTAATTCATCAACAAGGCCAAGTGATTTTAAACGCATCAATTCATCCATATCAGTTTTTGACATTGGATTTCCCCAATAAGATTTCTTTTGGTAAATAGCGGCAACCCAATCTACTTGATCACGAATTTCAGTAATTAATTGATCTAATAATTCGGACGCGTCGAACGCATTTATGGTCAAGCCTAGACGTTTAATTGACATGTTTTTTCTTTTTTGGTTTTCTTAATTTTTCTTTTAATTCCTCTGAAAATTTTATTCCCCAATTAGGATGATTTTCCCCAGATAATGATTCACTAATCTTTTGTTTTGTTTCCTCAGTATGCGGTCCTTTAAATCCAATCTTTCCTAAATGAGAATTTCTTTGTTTTTGAATAAATTCTTTGTATCTTTTATCTCCTTCTTTCCTTCCATACTTATCAATTAATTCTTGTTTATGGCCTTTTCCCTTTCTGGAAGTAGTCGTTCCTAACTTTTTGTCTCTTTGTTTTTTTCGCATTTCAGAAGCTTTTTCAGGACCGTATAATTCTTCATATGTTTTTCCTTTTTGCCATATACTCATTTTTTGTTTCTGCATTTCAGATAAATATGCACCTCGAAATCCTAATCCACCTTTAGGAGATAAATTATATCCAGATGGATCGAGTGTTCCAAATTTATCAATATAAAATCCTTCTCTCAAACGTGCAATAGAAACATCAATACATTCTTCTAACAGCTCTCTCGAAAAATTTTGTTTTCCATATTTTTTGATTGCCTTAAAAATTAATTTTCCAGATCCTAAATAATTATCATCTATGTTATCAGTGCAATGTGAACCAATATATTGTTTTTGATTTACATTATTTGTAGTTATATATACATAATTAAATTTCTTAGACATACGATTAATGCTTTATTTATATATCTAAGCGTTGATAGTTATTTTTATAAAAATAAATAAACAAAACCATTACTATCATATCGATAAATGGGAATATGCTCTGGATTAAGTTTTATCATCAGTTTCGATTTCAAACGTCGTCTAATATTTTCAATATATGTAAATGTTTTGTATTCTTGTTCATTTATAGATGATAATTCTTCTTTGAATGTAAATCTCATTAGTTCAGATGTTCCATATAAAGGAAAAATTTCTGAGTGTAAATAGTGTAAATCAAATAAAGGATTTGTAATTTTTATGCATGGAAAACCATCAAATTTAGTTTTTTCTATATGATCAGCATAAAATTCCCATCCATCTCCGTCTTTCTTTATTAATGTACATTTAAAGGCCATTATTCAATATTCTTTAATTTTTTATTAATATCTTTATCTCCTAAATTTGTGAATAACAATTTTCTGATATTCGCTTCTATTTTCTTTCTTTCTTTACGAATCTTGTGAGTTTCTATTATTAATTTAACTACAAATGTTATTAATGATGCCAAACAAATTAGAAATAATATTGTAAAGATGTGGCAGTAAGTTGGGTCTTCTATTTTTAAGTAATAATTAGGTAAATCATACGCTGATTCATACATTTGTTTTAATAACTCGATCATCTGAGTGGTTAATTTGAGCTAGTTCGTGCTGATATTTAGCAAAATCAATATCAGCACTATACATAACATCGATCACCGGGGATTGTTCTAAAATCCAAGGTGCTATTAAGGTTCCATAATAATATCTATAAGCTTCTGCTATATCTTTATTTTTTCTTTTTTTACAAAGTTTGCCCATTTTTTTCATTATTAATCCCATGGGCTTTTTGGTAGATTCAATTTTTTTCGTTATAAACCATCTACTATTTTTTTCTTCATAGTATATGGCAGATTCGATCCTTTTTCCAAACATAGCAACCATGTCATCAATGTTATATTGATGCTTGGGTATTATTGTTTTAATATGTAAATTAAGTTCTCTAATGCCCACGTTTTCTGTTTTCATAAAGATCAAAATAACAATCTTGACATAATTGTCCTACACTTCGATATAGTAATCTCTATAGTCTATGTGTAGATCTTTTGGAACATTTGTTTCCTTTTTACAAAGGACACATTTTTCCATTTCTGTTTTTTCTTCTTCCTTTTTCATACTGCTACTGGTACATCTTTCCAGTTTGGATGCGCATCATAGTTCTGAAGTTCAAAATCATTTGGTTCAAATTCCCAAAATCCTTTGTTTGGATTTAATTTCATAATTGGTTCAGGAGCTTTTGATGAACGACCAAGCTGTTTATATATGTATTCCAAATGATTTTCATATATGTGAACATCTCCTGCTGATATCGTTAGAGTTCCTGGTATCATATCAACTTCTTGAGCTAACATTAACAACAATATAGCGTAAGAAGATATATTAAATGGGCCGCCTAAGAAAATATCCCATGAACGAATATTCATTTTCAAATTTAATCTTCTTTTTTCTTCATTAGGATATTGACGAGATTCACACTGAAAACTCCAATGACATGGTGGTAAAGCCATTTCTGAAATTTGTGCCACATTCCAGGCATTTACAATCATTCTCCTATCATCAGGATTTTTCTTTAATGTATCTATAAGATTTTGAATTTGATTTATCTCTAAAGGAATTTCCATTCCAGGCCCGCTTATTGCGTCAATCCAACGAGTTTTATAATCTCTCCATGCAACCCATTGATGACCATAAACGGGTCCTAATTCTCCAGTTTTATCATCACCCCATTCATCCCAAATTGAGACACCATATTTTTCTTTTAACACATGTTTATTGGTTGATCCTGACAAGAACCATAATAATTCGCCAATAACAGATTTAAGATGAATCCTTTTGGTTGTTAATAATGGAAATTTATTGGCTACATCATGAAACTCTACTTGTGGTCCAAAAATAGAAATAGTTTTCACTCCAGTTCGATTGGTTTTCCAAACCCCTTCTTCAAGAATTTGAATTAAAAGTTTATGATATTGATAATCAGCCCAATTTAAATTTGACGCACTAAAACTAGGTAAAGCTTCTACTGGAAACTTATCTCCGTGAAATACGTTTTTAATCATAAAATGTTTATTGATTATATGATTTAATGATCTTTTTGTTTTTAAGAGTTTCACTTATTTTTCGTTTAACTTCTTCTGACCATCTTTTCCCAGTATTATGAGGGGACTTACCGAACATAGGATTTTTACTTCCTTTTTTAGATTCAGATAATTTTGATTTATGTTCTTTAGAAAATCTTTTCCCTTTGTGAGATTCTTTCATTTTTTCAATTGTCTCCTTTGTGTGTTTTCTACCTTTATTTTTTTCTCGAATTTTTCTTTTTGTTTCTTCTGAATGTTGCTTATTATAAAAACCATTTTTCTCACCAGAAATTGCTTCACTAATTTTTTGACGAACTTCAGGTTTATTTAGTGTTTCGGTTACAGATTTTCTAATTTTTTGTTTTGTTATTTCGCTGTGTACGCCCCAAGATTTTCCAGTTATTCCAGAACCGCCAATTTCAGAAATATTATATCCATTTGGAGATAAAGTATTTAGAGTGTGAATATAGTGTTCCTCTAGACGTCGTGCTTCTTCAATAGATTCGCATTCTTGTAAAATTTCTCTCTTAAAATTATTTCTTCCATATTTTCGTATTGCTAAATGAAGAGCTTTGCCACTCCCTAAATAATTATCATTTAAATTATT